GACTTGCATCGTCGGAGTCTATCGTCAGTGAGGTTAGACAGACTGATGAGAGCGGACCTGCGTACACCTCCGACAACGACGATCTGTGCAATCTTACAGCAGAGATCATGACATTCGATGGAGCTAAGTTTACGTCCAGCAGCCTCCCGAAAGACGCTGACTGTGAAGTTGAACAGATCGACAAGAGGCTCTGGACCAGATGCTCTACCTCCGAAGGTCTTAAGGGCTGCCCCTGCAAGTCGTACTCCAGACACGTCCCATTTTGGAAGTTGGCCTGAATACAACAAGCTAATAAGTTCCCGGTAAGCTTTAGCCCATCCAATTTTGCTGTCGGCGACATGTATAACTGTATCGGTATCATGGAATTCCTCTGCTACTTCAGGTAGTTTAGATACGTATTGACGTTCAACAGAGTAGCCTACTCCAGTGCCGCACATAAGTACGTACATCATCTCGTCAAACGCTTTAGGGTGGTCAATAGGTAGGTAGCTACAGTTAAATCCAGCTACGTTGTCACGGTCAAGAGCCTCACCAGCAGTCATCAATGCTCTCATGCTAGGCATAACATCCATGTCGTGAATGTCTTTGAAGATACCGTTAGCTTCTTCGAGTGTTAGCTTACCTTGCCCAATCCAGAAGTTTAGGTATCGGTCGATTGTTTCTTCCCAAGTCTCACGTCGCTGTTGATCTGGTAGGTAACGTGCATAGCGGGACTTGTGTATGTACTGTTGATATGCGTCCATTAATTCATTTCCTTTATTAGTCGTTCAATATACCACTTACACTTACGTAAGTCTTCAATAGGTTTACCTTTGTAATCATATCGCCACAGATACTTCAGTGCGTTACCTTTGAGATAACCTTTAAACTCTTGCTCAGGCATAGACGCTTTGATTGCTTCGATAGCTTCTATTGCTCCGCTGTTGTAGTGGTCAGGTCGTTCAACAGGATCAGGTGTTTTTCTGATAGATAGGTTGTTCAATGCTGTCAAGGTATCCCAGTCAGCAGGGGTAGCGTTGTCAATACTCATCCGTACTTCCTCCTTAGATAGTTCATACTAACAGGCAGCTCATCGAACGACCCGTTGTTAACTTCGTTGAGCATCCAAATACCTGACCAGCTTCCGTTTGTTTGAGGGTTTAGATACTCTTCATCGTGGCTGTAGAAGATACCAGCAAACAATCCAGTGATGTTAGTACCATCTGCCTTACGAGCGTATGCTATGTCACGGTCTTGGACATGTCCCATAATGCACGACATGAACTTCTTTTGCAACATGAGTTTTGCACACGTGACGGGTCTTCCCATGACACCGCTGGTGAAGTAGTGACAGTAGGCGATACCATCAACGACGATTGGTTGTAGGAAAGGCACAACCTCCCATCCAGCTTTCTCCAGTTTGAAGTCATCATAGCTCATTAGCCCTTCTAGTTTAGGGTCTGACTCAACAGCCCGTTCAATACGATGCTCGTGGTTGCCTAACAAGAATACCATTCGAGGGTTCCATGTCTTCTTCTTGTTACTACGAAGACGCTTCTTCTCCTCCTTGATAGGTGCTAGGAAATGCTCCATAGCGTTTAGACCTGCTCTTATGTCACGAGTGTACCGCCGTCCCTCAAAGGACTTCTTACCTACGTCATAGCTACTGAGACTTGCCATGTCCCAGTGATCCCCCAGATGTATGATGACGTCAGGCTTAGTATCGGCTGCGTATTGACCGGCCCAGTACATGTGTTCAACACTACCTCCCGGCTTTACTTGAGTATCAGGTATTACTAAGTGTCTAGTCATTGCTTTTTACTCCATCCGACAGGACAGGTTTCTGCGGTGTACCATGCAAATCCCTGCTTGTCTGCCCATTCTTGCATTGTGTATCTTGTCCCGTCAGCTCTACGTCTTGCTCCGGGCATGGCTGTTCTTGGGTTTTGGAAGACAAAGACCAGCTCCTCCTTCTCGCCAAGGCATCGGCTAACATCGACATACTTCTTCGCTTCCGCTCTATCACGAAACCTCCCTTTAGCTTCAATATATATAGTGTAATCACCACTGTAATATACAAAGTCAGGCTCATACGTCTTAACCTGAGTGTACGTTAGCTTGTTAACATGGTACTCACACCGTTTAAACTTACTATGAAGATCGTACTCGAACCAACTGTCATAGCCCTTGGGTATGTTACGTCTCGTTCTCTTCACTTGGTCTTTCCCATGTTTGATTAGGTTCACGACGTAGCCAGAGCAGCCTAGCGTTCTCGATGACACGCTCCTCAGACTCTAACAACTCAACACACTTATTAAACATCTCTATCTCTGACAAGCCTTCAAGGAGTTTCTGAGACTTCTTATCACCGATACCATACACGCCGACAATGTTATCAGCTTTGTCACCCATGATGATTTGACGGTAGAAGAACAGCATCCCTTCTTTCTCGTTAACAGAAGATAGCGTACGTTTGTTGAAGTTGTAGTGCTTGCACGGTACTTGTTGGAAGTCCTTATCAAGACTGACAATGATGCTGTCAGGGGTAGCGTCGATAGCAATCAAGTCATCAGCTTCCTCGTTCTCTGACACAACAGCATTCCATTCTTCGATCAGGTACTTACGTATTGCTTGCAAGTGTACAGGCTTTTCTTTGTCCTTACGGTTGCCCTTGTAAGGCGCGGTGACGGCTACGTCGTTTCGGAAGTTACCCTTACCTGTCAGGTAGACACGGTATTCTGGTTCGCCATCTATCTTAACGTACAGATCACTGACCAGATCAGATAAGAAACTGCCCGTAGTATAACAGGCAGTCTTAGCTGACTCGTCATTGCACTTAAAAGCACAACGATAAGCTACGATGTCACCGTCGATTAGGATCACAACGCTTCCGCTTCAGATACGGAATTGTCAGTGTACTCAATCAGGTTTGTAACCTTCATCTTAATCATGGAAGGCGACCGACCAGTACCAACAGACCAATCGTAGTAACCAACAACAGCGATTGCTTCTGATCCGTTAGAGATAAGTACATCTTCAGGTATCTCAACACCGTCAGCGTCAGTCAAGCGCATAGGGTTGTTAGACTTCATGGTGATAAAGAAGCCACGGTCGTCACCTTTGTTGCTAGGTGCAATACCCATTTCTTCAATGGCTTCAATAGCTTTATCGCTAAGGTTGCCAAGCTGCACTTGGTACTTGTTACTAAACTTGTTGAGCTTGTTACGCTCACACCAGTAAACAGTTCCGCGTACAGTGATGGGTGGTAGTTTGTTTGCAGACATAATGTTTCTCCTAGTGGGTTTCTGCCCAGTTGTTACCTACTCTATATTCGCCGTCTAAGGGACACCGTAGGTTTAATGTCTCACCGGCGATTCTGATAGCACGTACACCGATACGTCCAACTGTATCTGCGTAGTGCGTTGTTGTCTCTATCTGCCACTCGTCGTGTACGTTGGCAACAAATCTATGTGGTATGTTCTTCAGTCTATCTGACAAGTGTATCAAAGCTTGCTTCATAACGATAGCCCCGGCACCTTGTAATAACGTATTCAATGCAGCGTGTTCTGATCTTACTCTGAGCTTTCGTCCGTCAAGTCCAGCAAGTACGCCTGACTGAGCCTCGATGTGTGTATCTCCTCTAACTCTTTCAAGAGACGGCGTGTTAGATAGAAATGTTTCTTTAAGTCTTCTTCCAGTGAAGCTATTTCCCCCAACGATAGCTCCGATCTTAGCATCTCCGGCTCCATACAGAAACGCATAAATGAATGTCTTTGCAAGAGGCCGCGTCTCAAGTCCAGCTGCTCGTTGATTAGCCGTATGTATATCGCCATTGAGGATTTCATTAGTATAGTCTTCGTCATCCATGTAGTGAGCTAACATACGTAGCTCTAAACCGCTGGCGTCAATGCCAACTAAACTGTTCCCTTCATCCACGGTCCAGCAACTACGGCACTCGGTACCGAACGGTGCAGACACAGCTGGTACTTGTGCCATGTTAGGACTGAGGTGTGTCATACGTCCTGTCACAGCACCGTTAGTGATGACCCTTCCGTGTACTCTACCGTCATCCTTGACTGCTTTCAACCACGAATCTATCTGCGCTACTCGCTTCTGCAACATCATGTAACGTGCAACAGCTTTGGCTTCGGGTAGATCTATACCGTCAAGCACCTTCTCATCAACGATGATGTTACCTTTCTCTGTCTTCTTTTTAAACGTAACGCCAAGACCTTGCAGTCGCTCTGCTATCTGCTTGCGTGATCCGGGGTTGAAGATAGTAACCTTATCTTTCAGACGCTTACCTGTCTTCTCAGAGGTGCGTTCCTCAACGATAGGTGGGAAGATACTTTGCAGTTCTGCTTCGATGTTGTTCATCTCAAACATAAGATCCATCATCAGCTTATCAGCGTACTCCGTATCTAGCTTGAACCCGTTCCGTTCTTGCTCAGTCACGGCCCAGCCTACACTGTGTTCAAGATCAATAGACTGCTGAGAGAAGTTCTCATTGCGTAGCTGTAGCTCTAACCATTTATGAACCTGTTCAGTCAGCTCAACATCAGCAATACAATACTCGATCATCTCATCGCAGAGTCCACCGTCGTAGTCAGTGAAGTCTAGCTTACCGGTTCCTCCCAGTATCGTTCCCCAGTTCCGAAGTGAATGCCCTCCGTCCTGACTGGGGTTGTAGAGTCTGGACAGGTAGAGAGTGTCCACAACAGAAGACCTAGCAATATGTATGTCCCAAACACTATCGAGAACACGACAATCAAACCCGATGAGGTTGTGTCCGATGACTTTATCTGCTTCATTCAAGACACTCCTCAATGAGTCCGGTGTTGTATGCACCTGTATATCGTTCTTCACCTTCGTAACTGCACACCAGATCGTTAAGTGATCCGTAGTAGTTTCTATATCCAAGTAACAGGTATTCATGGTAAGTCTCATTCAGTTCGTTACGTTCACTGTCGTGGTTAAACTTCTGGTAAGTCTCCGTCAACAGTTCCTGTTCTAATATCCAGCTCCCAATCTTGCTCATGGTATATCATCTCCTCTAGGTCTGCGAGTGTACGTAGATCAGCGCGATCAACTACATCACTGTCATTAAGACTAACAGCAGCGCAACGGTTGCACAAGTCTATAAACTCTTGGCTAACAGCAAACCGCCTTGTAGCTTCGTAGTCTGTTAGCTCTACGTCACACGCAATACATCTCACAACATCAAATCCTCTAACTGATTTATTCTAAGGTTGTAGCAGTTAGCTCGAACAATGAATCCATTATCACCGTCCTGTTCACCCTTCTTCAAGAACCTAGCATCCTCAAAATACTTGTCTTTGTCAAGCCAACCAAGAACATACAGATCACCCTGCCTTATGTAACGAGTAAACAAATACTTATCACATCGTTGGTGCAACGATGTCTCTGCAATGCTGCAATCGTAGTAGTCCTTTGGTGGAACCGTTGTCTCTTTTGTTTTAACGTCAATGGTGATACCGTTCCACGTCAAGTCATAGTCCTTGCAAGGCGTACGTTCACATCCTAAATAATCAGCCAGCATAATCTCTGCCAAGAAACCAACAGCATTACCAGCACCTTTACGAATGCTGTTACGTATCGCCCCCATCTCAGCAGACTCAGCTAATGCTTTCTCTTTCTGTTCATCAGTAGGTGTAAGAGTAATCATAGCGGTTTCTCCTCACGTTCATCACGTTGTGTCAATCGTCCAGTAGCTTCATTGTAGAATACCTCACACGCCTTGCCTGTCTTGCCCGTGTACCTGTTCTTCAACACACGCAGCACGGTCGTGTTTCTAACAATGGGGTCGTCACTCTGACTGTTACGTTCAGCACCGATGACCGCATCAGAGAGCTGTGCAATCGACGCAGAGCCACGTAACATACCAAGTGAAGTGACAGCACCGTCCTCCAGTTGCTTCCCTTCAGGGCGTCGTAGGTGGCTTACAAGGAACATACAAATCCCCATCTCCTGTACGAACGTCCTCAGCTTAGTCATAATCATATCCAAAGCACGTCGCTCATCACCGTTGCTTTGGTCAGACACAAGGATAGAGACGTGATCCAGTACGATATAACGTACGCCTAAGACTTTGACGAAGTATCTCATACGTCCCAGTACATTTTCAATCTCGTTACTACCGAAGTGTTCCCACAGATAGACGCGGTTCTCATAGTCCATCGTATCGTATACAAGATCAATGTCTTGGTCGTCGTACTCACAGTCGGGTAGGTGTATCGGTTTGTTCAGCTCAAGACCTACCAGTCCACGCATGGTACGCTCAGGTGTCTCCTCAAGAAACATCAAGCCAAGGTTGTCTTCTGACTGTGCCATGATGGACGACACCACCTCACGTAGTAGAGTAGACTTACCCAGTCCTGAGCCTGCACAAATAGTAACCAGCTCTGCTGTGCGTATACCATACAGGTGTTTGTTCAACCCCTCGAACGGGTACTGTACCTTCGCCTTGGTGAGTGGCTTCTTAATCAAATCACGTAGCTCACCAGCACCAACGATACCTTCGGGTGTGTACGGTTGCGCGGACCAGAATACTTTGGTGTACGCCTCTGATTGATTGTTAACAAGGTAATCACACGCATCCTTGTAGCCGTTGACGTGCTTAACAATCCTTGCTTTGTTACCAAACAGATCAGCACATTCCTTTGCTGCCTTCTGTCCCGGCTCGTCAGCATCGAAGCATATAACAATGTTCTCGAAGCTGTTCAGCCAATCATAAAAAAGGCGACAGTCCTTTGCCGCCGAAGTCGCACCGTTGCGAACGGACACTACTGGAAACTTTGATCCTGTCATCTGGTGTGCGGCCAAGGCATCATACTCACCCTCAACAAGAGTCACATACTTACCACCCTCAGAGAACAAATGCTGTCCATACAAGCCTGCTTTCTTCCAATCACCAACAATACTGAATCGTTTGTCAGGGTTACGAACCTTCGCCGCCACTGGTTTAGTAGGATCTGACGGGTCATAGTAACCGAATGTTGTAACATCTCCCTGCTTCAGGGCTGCGTACTTCTTCGCCGTCGTTCCTGTGATTAAACGGTCGGTGATAGTACGGTATTCCGCTGTGATTAAACGGTGTTCAGTCTGAGTGAATGACGGCTTAGGCTTATCGCTGATAGTTCCTAGCTCTCTGACGTTATCTACCTTGTCGGCTGGGGTGTATGCGTCACAGACAAAACACTTACTTGAGCCGTCGTCGTTGTACGCTAACCCGTCACTGCTGTTACAGTCAGGGCAAGGCTGGTGTGTGTTAGTGAATGCCATGTCTGCCAGCTCCCATGTCAGTGTACAGTTCGTCAATCTCACCGTCGTCCATTGCTTCTAACAAATCGGTGAAAAATCCAGCTGCAATGTCCATTGCTTCGATGACCGTTAACGATGTTACCTGCCGTTCAACAAGCTCTACAATCTTAGTCTCTTTAGAGATACTCATAGGATAAATACCTTATAAGTTAATATTAAAATGTTGGTCTTATATTCTTCTGTAAAGATTATAAACATACTATTCGTCGTCACGCAAACATTCTTCCGAAATATATTCAACTATTTCATCATACGTGTTGTCACTCAGGGTGTTTAGGATGTTAACACCGAAGCATTCCACCCTTGTCAGCTCGATAATATGCTCCTCTGGGTCGTAGTCGTAGTCGATGTCAACATCCACGTACAGTTTTAAGTCTTCTAACCTAGCGCGTCTCATAAATAACCTCCGTTGTATGCTTGACAATTCTGTATCGTTTACCATTGTCACGTTTTGTGTGAACGTAGTGCTTCGCTTGTTCAATACAGTCTATTGACCACACCTGCGACCACACGTCGTCGTATAACTCTATGATATATATTGTATGAATACCAATCATGTGCATGCCTACTCCTAAATCATGTTGACATATTCGTCGTTGATAATTGTCTGCACGTGTATGTAACCTTCAGGCCAGTACGTGTATGACTCCTTAAGTGCCTTCGCTGTTCGGTGTACTGACGCCTCAAAGTGTTCATACATTCCCAGCTCCTCTTTGTAGTACCAGAACGGTATTCGTAACACTGGTTCTGCCGGTCCGTGTTGCTCGTAGTACACCACAATCTCAGCGTCGTTACCAATGGGTCCGTCGTTGCCGAACATCTTTGTATGGTCATTCTCTGGTTGTTTCATGTTCACTCCTTTGCTCCTAAGAATTTATCGAGTTTACCGGACCGCTTGAGCTTTGCAATAGCCCGGCTCTCGATTCTTTTAACGTCCGTCTGTGTGATACCCATAGCATCAGCGACCTGCTGCTGAGTCATGAAGTAATCATACTGTTTACCTTTCTTTTTACTTGTCACGCTTCTAATACCTCACGTGTCGTTATCTCAATATGTAACCATCCCAACCAAGCGATGTAACCTGCACCACAAAACTCATCCGCTGGTATGTACGCCGTTGATAGCTTAAATCTGTTTGTCAAGTAGACATCAACCAAAAACTTGTCCGTGTCGATAACAATACCGTTGTTGCCTACACCTTCCGGTCCGCCGTAGTACCGATGTGCTGTAGTGATTCTCATTTTAAGCTCTCCATTGTTTGTTCAGCTCTTTCATACGCTTTTTGTGTCGTGCGTTGCGTTGTCGTCTTCGTCGATTGCGTGGATCGTTCCAACGTTCGTACACGCTGAAGATGATGTACCATACAGGAACAAAACTAAATAAAATTACAATGTCAACAATTGTCGGATTCATCGTCGTCTCCCCTCGTCTCTTCCTTTTTCGTAGCCTACAGCGTGGCCTACTATGGCCCCGAATAAAAACAGAATCGTGATTAGTGTCGCTAACAGTAAAAAGTCCATTATGCTGTTTCCTCCTCTACTGAAACAAACCGTGAGTAATGTTCAAGCATCTGCAACAAGTAACCTTGCTCCGCTATCTTGTACACCATCTCTCGAAAATCTAACATGCCGTACAGTTCCTCTGCCTGATCTGTCGCGTCATCGAACAAGCGACCATCTCCACGCATAGCGTCAACAATCTCAAATGCTTTGCAGAAATATGTCTCCACGCCTCTCGTATAGGCTCGCTCATTAAGTAATCTTTCAACATCTCCGCCGTACTTCTCCACCTCATCAAATACCTCTGTGGCGTCTGCAAGTGTGTCGTTATAAAATTGTCCGTATGTATAGCCCATGTCTCTCTCCTTAGTACCCTAACCATTCAAGAATTTCATTTGAGTAGTAAACTTTTTTGTCCCCTACTTCGTCAACAAAGTCAGCCCAGTCTATGCCGTGTGCCAACACCTCCGCCTTGGCTTGCTTCAGCGACACCGCGTGTCCTTCCATTGCTTCGTCGTATGTCATTGTTTAGCTCTCCAGTTTTATGTGTCCAGTTACTTTGTGCCGTCTCGATGAAGTAGCGGTCCAATCAATCAGCTCACCATCCACCACTGCCGCCACATGGCCGCGCATTGCTATCAAGTAAACACCTTTCGGGTGTGATCTTTGAAACTGGTTAATAGTTTGCACGTTATAACCCATAAACTTAGCCGCCTGAACACAGGACTCAGGGTGACCGTGCCAAGACACTGTTCGATCTTTCATTTTGCAAATTTCTTTGGTAGCCAGTCGAATAGAATACCAAGGCGACCCCTTGCCGTGTTCTCTACCGTACTTTGCAAGTTTTCTATGTGCTAGACCGTAGGAGCAATCTAGTAAATTCGATAATGCTCGCACCGCACAATCTCCGTGTTCTTTGTACGATTGGCGACATTTTAAATGCTCTGCGTAAGTTTGCATTGTTTCAAACCCTCGTTAGTGAATCAGTGAAGAATACTCAGCGAATACCCTTCAGTGATCCACCCTCTGCCGTAGCTTTAACGTTGCGTGTCGTAGTCGCTCCGGATTGTCTGCCCATTGCTAACACGCTGTGACTCGCTACGGTTCGGGTGAGTCGTCTGCTTCCGTGTGTGTCGGTTTTCTGGTTAGTTCGTTTACGGTTCAGGGATACCCCTAAACTGTACGCCCTCGCTAACCTATAACCTCATGCGAAGCCCACCGTTAAAAACCCGCTGATGGCGCGGTTGGTCTTACACTACTTGCCTGATCCGTTGCGGGTATCCGCTAAGGGGCGTTCGATGCCGATGTGTAAAGATTAGGTGAAGGCTTTGGGGATGTCTAATACTCATTTAAAATATTTTTTTCAAAAACCATTCACGATATGAATATGCTCTGACCTAACATGATGACGATACAGTGTCAATACTGTTTATCTATACAGGTCTATAGGGTCCAACCTAGACACTCACACCTCACCTAGTTAGTTCTGTTTTGGTACTGAGTAGGTTCTGTTTTGGAACTAAGCTGTGGATAACTTTGTTGATAACCTGTGGATAACTGGGCCGGGGGAGGGGCTGTGACTGTGGCGTGTGCGTGTGTTCCCACTCAGATACAAAAAAGAGTGAAATTGAACCTTAATATAACCCCTAGTTATCTAACAAGAAACCTATATAACAAAAGGGTCTAAGCGGTGCAGAATCTGGACCGTGCTGGTACAGTTTAAAGGACAATGTTAACTTACTTTAAAATAGTGCTTGACATTTGCTTAAAAGTATGATACAATAATAGTATATTGTGTCTTTAAAGATTCTTTACCGTACCGTATAAGATAAATATTATATGATATATATTAAATGTTTAACTTATAAGGCATACAAGCATCTTTAAAGAGTCTTTAAAGAGGGCTATATGACTGTTCCTGTTAAACGGAAACGTGGAAGACCGCGTAAAGACGATGTTTCTTCTGTTAAAAAAGGAAGTCGCAACGCTGTTGGTCGCCCGAAGGGTGACGCTGCTGTTATTAACGAATACAAAGCACGGATGTTGGCTTCACCGAAGTCCAGAAAGGTGCTTGATACTATCTTTGACGCTGCATTAGACCATGATCATAAGAATCAAGCGGCAGCGTGGAAGCTTGTTATGGACAGAATACTACCTGTTGCGGCTTTTGAGAAGGATATTGTTAAAGATGGTGGACGTAACGCCATTCAGATCAACATTAGTGGTGTTGGTGCAGTTGATGTTGAGCAGCCTACAATTATTGAAGGAGAAGTAATAGATGAATCTTAAGCATTTTGACCCTTCAGAATTTAATTGTCAGGTTACTGGGCATAACAACATGGAGAAAGACTTCCTAGAGAAGATGGACGAGTTAAGAGACGCGTGCGGGTTTCCTTTCACTATCACCAGTGGGTACAGAGACCCTACTGAGCATCCAATAGAGGCTAAGAAAGAAGTACCCGGTACTCACGCTCAGGGAATCGCGGCGGATATAAAAATAACAAACGCCGTGTTTCGCCTTAAGATAGTAACAAAGGCTATTGAGCTAGGATTTACAGGAATAGGTATTGCTGACGACTTTGTACATGTTGATACAAGAGGATCTACTCCTGTTATGTGGACATATTAGTGGATTTAGACATTGAACTACTGCCTTGGCAACAAGATGTCTGGGCAGACAGTACAAGATTTAAAATAGTAGCGGCAGGACGACGTACTGGTAAGTCCAGACTAGCTGCTTGGATGTTAATTGTTAATGCGTTGCAAGCAGATAGAGGACATGTATTTTATGTTGCGCCGACCCAAGGACAAGCACGAGACATCATGTGGCAAACACTGCTTGAGCTTGGCAATCCTGTCATCTCTAATAGTCACATCAATAATTTACAAATCAAGCTGGTCAATGGAGCAACCATTAGTCTCAAGGGGGCTGATAGACCAGAGACAATGCGTGGGGTGTCGTTAAAGTTTCTTGTTCTAGATGAATACGCAGATATGAAACCTGACGTGTTTGAGCAAATCCTAAGACCTGCATTGGCTGACCAAAAAGGCTGTGCAATGTTTATTGGGACACCAATGGGTCGTAACCATTTCTATGAATTGTACAAATATGCGGAGCTAGATGATGATGAAACGTACAAGGCTTGGCATTTTACTTCTTATGACAATCCATTATTGGACCCGGGTGAAATTGATGTTGCTAAGAAGTCTATGTCGTCTTATGCGTTTCGTCAAGAATTTATGGCGTCGTTTGAAGCCCGTGGTTCGGAGATGTTTAAAGAAGACTGGGTTAGTTTTGGAGAAGAGCCTGACGAAGGTGACTACTATATTGCAATCGACTTGGCGGGTTTTGAAGAAGTAGGTAAGAAACGTACAAAAAACACCAAGCTTGATGAGACTGCTATATCTATAGTTAAAGTAGGAGACAACGGGGATTGGTTCATAGAAAACATTATATATGGACGTTGGACGTTAGATGAAACAGCTATCAAGATCTTCCAAGCTGTGCGTGATTACCGCCCTATTTCTGTTGGCATCGAAAGGGGAATTGCAAAACAGGCAGTTATGTCACCCCTTATGGACTTACAAAAGAAGTACGTACAGTTTTTTAGAATTGAAGAACTAACTCACGGTAACAAAAAGAAAACAGACAGGGTAATGTGGGCGTTACAAGGCAGGTTTGAAAACAACACCATTACCTTAAACAAAGGCGAATGGAACAGTAGATTTCTTGACCAACTGTTTCAGTTTCCTGATCCATTGACGCATGACGATTTAGTTGACTCACTTGCGTACATAGATCAATTAGCTAATGTTCCTTACGGTATAGGGGACATAGATTTCGATGAGCCTGAAATTTTAGATATTGTAGCAGGATACTGATATGACTGAACTATATGAACAAGATCCATTGATGATCCAAGAGTCTCTAGAAGATTGGGTTATAAACAAGTGTGAAGATTGGAGGGATAACTACGAAAGCAATTATGAACAGAAATTTGAAGAATATTATAGATTATGGCGTGGTCAATGGAGTGCTGCTGACAGTGAGCGTGGGTCTGAGCGTTCCCGTATTATTTCTCCTGCACTTCAACAGGCAGTTGAGTCTAATGTTGCTGAGTTAGAAGAAGCGACGTTTGGACGTGGTAAGTGGTTTGACGTTAGTGATAACTTTGGTGACACGGATAAGCAAGACGTACAGTTCCTACGTAACAAGCTTACAGAAGATTTTGAAAACTGTATGGTACGTAAGGCCGTTGCTGAATGCTTGATTAACTCAGCAGTGTTTGGTACAGGCATTGGTGAGATTGTTATTGAAGAGATGAAGGAAATGGTTCCTGCAACTCAACCTGTTATGGGAGGTGATCTTCAAGCTGTTGGTGTAAACATTACTGAGCGTGTTGTTGTAAAGCTTAAACCTGTACTGCCTCAGAACTTTCTAATAGACCCTGTAGCAACATCTATAGAAGATGCTATGGGTGTCGCTGTTGATGAGTTTGTTAGTCAACACCATGTAGAACTACTACAAGAACAAGGCGTTTATCGTGACGTATATGTTGGTAACGCCGCTCCTGATACTGATCTTGAGCCTGACCAAGACCTTACTGTTTACAGCGACGACAAGGTACGTCTTACTAAGTACTATGGTTTAGTGCCACGAGAGCTTCTAGATTCCGCTGTGAGCGACGATGACGAAGAAGAGGTAGGTGAGGAAGGGTCTGAGTCAAAGTACGTAGAGGCCGTTGTAGTGATTGCTAACGGTGGTACGTTATTAAAAGCCGAAGCCAATCCTTACATGATGGAAGATCGTCCTATTGTTGCATTTCCTTGGGATGTAGTACCCGGACGTTTCTGGGGTCGTGGTGTATGTGAAAAAGGCTATAACAGTCAAAAAGCTCTTGACACTGAGCTACGTGCTCGTATTGACGCATTAAGCCTTACCATTCACCCAATGATGGCTATGGATGCTACGCGCTTACCTAGAGGTTCTAAGCCAGAAGTAAGACCCGGCAAGATAATTTTAACAAGCGGAGACCCTCGTGAAGTTTTACAGCCTTTCAACTTTGGGCAAGTTAATCAAATCACTTTTGCTCAGGCCGGAGCCTTGCAGCAGATGGTACAGCAAGCTACAGGAGCCGTTGACTCAGCAGGAATTGCAGGTCAGGTTAACGGCGAGAGTACTGCCGCTGGTATTAGTATGTCTCTTGGCGCTATTATTAAACGTCATAAACGCACACTAATTAACTTTCAACAATCTTTCTTGATTCCTTTTGTTAAGAAAGCAGCTTATAGGTATATGCAATTTGACCCCGAAAATTACCCCGTTGCTGATTATAAATTTAATGCTAGTAGTACTTTGGGTATTATTGCAAGAGAGTACGAAGTTACTCAGTTAGTGCAGTTGTTACAAACAATGGGCAAAGACTCACCACTGTACAACACATTAATACAATCAGTTGTTGACAATATGAACTTGTCTAACCGTGAAGAATTACTTGCAACTCTTGCTCAAGCTTCACAACCTAACCCGCAAGCGCAACAGATGCAACAACAGGCACAGCAGTTGCAAATGCAGTTCCAGCAGTCACAGACTCAGGCACTGTCTGCACAGGCTCAAGAGTCACAAGCGCGAGCTGCTAAGTTAGCTGCCGAAGCTGCTGTTGTACCGCAAGAACTAGAAATAGATAAGATCAATGCTATCACTCGAAACCTTCGTGAAGGTGATGCTGAAGATAAAGAGTTTGAACGCCGTATGAAAGTGGCTGATACTCTCCTCAAAGAAAAGCAAATAGAAGGTAAGACTAATGTTAATAACGCAAAAAGAAATGCAGTCCCTACTGGACCAAGTCAACGACCACTTCAAAGGGACGTTCCAGCGCCTCAAAGTCCTAGAGGACCAGCTGAACCAACTGGAAATCAAGGTGGAGGGATTATCTAATGCCAGCAAAGAAAGACCCAAGACTATCACGAGCAGGAGTAAGCGGGTTCAACAAACCAAAGCGGACGCCTAACCATCCTAAGAAGTCTCATGTAGTTGTTGCTAAAGAAGGCGACAAGGTGAAGACTATCAGATATGGACAACAAGGCGTTAGTGGTGCAGGTAAAAATCCTACTACTGCTAAAGATAAAGCAAGACGTAAATCGTTCAAGGCAAGACACGCTAAGAACATTTCAAAAGGAAAGATGTCAGCCGCTTATTGGGCTAATAAATCTAAATGGTAAGGAGAGTAATATGCCACAAGGAAAAGGAACATACGGAAGTAAAGTAGGTCGTCCTCCTAAAAAGAAAGCGGCGACTAAAGCAAAAAAGCCCGTAAAGCGAATTACTCAAGAAGAAGTAGAAGCTCGTATTAGGGACGCAAACAAAAGAGAAAAGAACATGACACCTAGTCCTGCTATGCAAAAAAAGATGGCAGAGCAAATGCGTAACAAGAAAATGGACGCTAAGATGAAGGCTGCTGTTAAGAGAGTAAAAAATGGCAAAGGCAAAAAGTAGTCCTAAACCTAAAAACAAGGCTTTGTACTCACGAGTTAAGGCAGAGGCTAAACGCAAGTATAAGGTTTGGCCTAGTGCTTATGCTTCTGGATGGTTGACTAAAGAGTACAAGAAACGTGGTGGTACTTATGAGTAAAGCCAAGGGAGGCTTAACCAAGTGGTTTAAAGAAGACTGGGTTGATGTTAAGACAGGTAAGGCATGTGGACGTAAGTCTGCTAGTAAAAGTAAACGTCCTTACCCTTCTTGTAGACCCAAAGCTGTAGCATCTAAGATGACAGCAGCAGAAAAGAAGTCTTCTGCAAAACGTAAGACAGGACCAGCTAAGATTAAACATGCAGTAACAGCATCAGGCCGTAGACGAAAGACTACAAAAAAAGCTTGACATTTAACAAAAACTATGGTATAATAATATTATACAGTAAACTTTAGAGGAAACTATGACACCCGAGCTTGAAACATACTTTAACAATTACAATGAATTGTTTAATCATGAAGGTTTCAAACAACTCGTTAACGAGCTTTCTACCAACGCACAACAGTTAGCAGATATTCAAACAGTTAAAGATCTGGAAGACTTACATTTCCGCAAAGGTCAAGTCGCTGCTTTTGCTACTGTTATCAACCTACAAGGAACTATCGAAGCTGCACGCGATCAAGCAGAAGCTGAAGATGAAGAACCTATAGATGTTTAAAGTATACGACTTCCGTTGCACTAACGGACATGTCTTTGAAGAGTTTGTAAAGGATGGTGTTACAACCAGTAGGTGCGGTTGTGGCGCTAACGCTACAAAAATGGTATCTGCCCCGTCTTTCCACCTAAACGGCTCCGATGGTTCATTCCCCGGAGCTTCTATTAAATGGGCTAGGGAACACGAAAAAGCAGGTAGTAAACAATAACTCCATAATGATTATAATCACGGAGATTAGTAATGTCAAGAGCAACATTAGTTGACCCGCAACCCGAAGTGGAAAACGCGGACGATATAAACGAAGAAGCAAATGAGACTCAGTACGAAGAAGAAGTAGCTGAACAACCTCAAGAGCAGTCTACCGTTCCAGAGAAGTACCAAGGTAAGTCACTGGAAGAAGTTGTACAGATGCACCAAGAAGCTGAAAAGCTTTTAGGTCGTCAGTCCGGTGAGGTAGGAGAACTTCGTAAAGTGGTTGATGATTACATTAGTAGTCAAACACCCACTCAAGCACCTCAACAAATTGTTGAGCCTGAAGAGGATATAGATTACTTCACTGATCCGCAAGGTGCTGTTAATCGTGCAATTGAGAACCATCCTAAGATTAGAGAAGCAGAGCAATACACTGTTGAATACAAAAAGCAGTCGTCACTTGCAACACTTCAAGCTAAACACCCAGACATGCAGACAATATTAGGAGACCCTAAGTTTGCAGAATGGATTAAGGCATCTAAGATTAGGACTCAGCTATTTGTAGCGGCTGACCAACAGTATGATTCTGACTCTGCTGATGAACTATTTACACTCTGGAAAGAACGTAAAGTAGTTGCACAGCAAACTGCCGATGTTGAAAAACAGGCTAGGAAGCAAACACTGAAGGCAGCTAGTACAGGTAATGCACGAGGCAGTAGCCAAGGGACAAGGAAGAAAGTGTATCGTCGGGCCGACATTATTAAACTTATGAGAACAGACCCTGACCGTTATACAGCATTAGCCGATGAGATTATGGCAGCTTATGCGGAGGGTCGAGTAAAATAATCTAGGAGATTACAATGGCTACTCAAACTTATCCCGGTACGGTTGGCGGTGGAAGTATCGTCAACAAAACAGCAGCTGCTACTTTTATTCCAGAAATCTGGAGTGACGAAGTAATTGCTGCATATCAGAAGAACCTCAAGATGGCTCCTCTGGTCAAGAAGCTTCCAATGACAGGCAAGAAGGGTGATGTAATTCACATTCCTAAGCCTATCCGTGGTGCTGCTTCTGCTAAGGTTGCTGACACTGCCGTCAACATCCAAGCAAACGTAGAAGGCGAATTGCAGATCACTGTTGATCGTCACTTCGAGTACTCACGTTTCATCGAAGACATTGTAGAAGTACAGGCGCTTAACAGCCTCCGTCAGTTTTACACTGAAGACGCTGGTTATCAGTTGGCTCTTAAGGTTGACACTGACCTTATGAACGCTGGTACTGGTTTTGGTAATGGTACTCTTGACCTTGCTGCTCCTTCTGGTGCTGACTGGGTTAACAGCAACAGCTACTACTTTGACGCTGCTTCTGCTGGTGGTACTCCACTGACAGCCTTTGCTGCTTCAACTGTTGCTGCTGGTGATGTCTTCACTGACGCTGGCTTCCGTCAAGCTATCCAGTTGTTGGATGATGCTGATGTACCAATGGACGGACGTTGCATTATCGTTCCTCCAGTAGTACGTAACACCATCATGGGTACTGAGCGGTTCTCGTCTTCTGACTTCGTATCAGGACAAACTGTTAACACCGGCCTTATCGGTAACTTGTATGGCGTAGATGTATACGTTTCATCCAACTGCCCAACACTTGAGGCTAATGTACGTGGTTGTATCCTCATGCAGAAGGACGCTCTTGTCCACACAGAGCAGATGGCTGTACGTTCACAGACTCAGTACAAGCAAGAGTACCTCTCAACGCTGTACACTGCTGATTGCCTGTATGGTGTTCAGGTATACCGTCCAGAAGCTGGTCTGGTACTTGCTGTCCACGACGCGTAAGTAGTTCTGAGGGGAAAGCTGGCAACAGTTAGTACCCTCATTTTATTTCTTCAAAACCTACGACTACTTTACTGAGAGCAATAAGCCATGACTGACTATACAAAGACTACTGACTTTACATCAAAAGATTCCTTACCGTCAGGCGACTCAGGTAAAATCATTCGAGGCGCTGAATTTGGTACAGAGTTTGACAATATTGAAACAGCAGTAAATTCCAAGTCAAACATAAATAACCCCGCATTTACCGGCAACATTACAGTTACAGGTACTGTAGATGGCCGTGACATCGCCGCTGACGGCACCAAACTAGACACCATTGAAACTAGCGCAGACGTTACTGACACAGCTAACGTGACTGCTGCTGGCGCTGTAATGGACAGTGAGCTGACCAATGAAGCAGCTGTAAAAGCGTTAAACCAAGGTGTCGCTACTACCGATAGTCCTACATTCGCCGCTGTTACTTCTACAGGTAATGTTACTGTAGGCGGTACTGTAGACGGTCGAGATGTTGCCGCTGACGGCACTAAGTTAGACACAGTAGAAACCAATGCAGACGTAACGGATACCGCTAACGTCACAGCCGCTGGCGCATTGATGGACTCAGAAGTCACTAACTTAGATCAAGTAAAAGCGTTTGACTCTGCTGACTACGCTACAGCCGCACAAGGCACTACTGCTGACAATGCACTGCCTAAGACTGGCGGAGCTATGACTGGTGCGATTACTACTAACAGCACATTTGATGGACGTGACGTAGCTACTGACGGAACTAAGCTGGATGGTATTGAAGCCTCAGCAGACGTAACAGACACAGCCAATGTTACTGCCGCTGGTGCGTTGATGGACTCTGAGCTGACTAGTGAAGCCTCTGTCAAAGCATTGAACCAAGGCGTAGCTACTACTGACTCTCCAACCTTTGCAGGTGTTACTGCTAATGGTACCGTAGAGTTTGACGGACTGT